AGGCTGGCCAAAGGCGTGCGATTGAGCAAGTTTTAGCAAAACTAGAAAAGCAAGTAATAAAAACGCTTGATGCTAATATCATAAGTGAAAAATATCCTGATTTACCTGATTTTACAGAATTCACTCAGCACAGCATCGATCTTGCCATGCAAGATTTTAGCAAGGCCCCATCATTAGCTGTAATAGATAGGCTTTACAAGCCAAGGTTTGAGGGCAATGTCATGCGTGACTGGTGGACAAGGGCCGGTGAGGATTTAAAGTTCAAGGTTAAAGGAGTTATTCGTCAAGGAACTATAGAGGGATGGGATAAGGCAACTATGACGTCGTTCTTGCGTTCGTCATTTGATGGTAACAGGCGTCAGGCTGCTGCAGTAGTGCAAACTACCATTCATACGATATCAAATGAAGCAAGAATGGCTGTGTATGAAGCCAATGACGATATCATAGGCGGTTTTTATTGGCTATCAACGCTTGACAGCAGAACGACAATCCCTTGCGTAGGGAGCTCTGGTTTACAATGGGACATCAAAAAAGAACCAATAGGACATAATATTCCATTTGCAACCCCTCCGATCCATTGGAATTGTCGATCAATAATGATGCCTAAGCTATTGACATTTAAAGATGTTGGGGTTAATCTTGAAGAGGCGAATATTACAAGATCATCAAAATTAGGACAAATAGATAGTAAAATTAGCTTCGATAAGTTTCTTGGCATGCTATCCAAATCTGAACAGGATGATCAATTAGGTATTGGTAGGGCGCAATTATGGCGCGATGGAAAGATAACATTATCTCAGTTGCTAGACGCTACTGGGCGTGAACTGACTCTAGGGGAGCTAAGAGCGCGATATGATTAAAACCGTGGTAGATAAAGTAGAAGATATTCCAGAAGCATTAAAAGAATTTTATGAGGAGCGAGAAGGTAAGTTCTATCTTCAGACAGATGAATCGAAGGCACTGAAAAGCGCTTTAGAGAGAGAAAAAGAAGGCTCTAGAAAATTAAAGGAAATGCTTGCGGAATATCAATCTAAGTTTGAAGAAGCGGAAAAGAAAAAAGAAAAGGAAAAGCTTGATGACGGCGACATAGAAGCAGTTATAGAAAGCCGTCTGGCTAAGTATAAGCAAGATTTTGAATCAAAATTGAATGCAGAGATTGCAACAAAAAATAGCTTGATGAGCAGTGCTTTAAAAGCTGAAATTAGAAGCAACGCATTGAAAAACGGCGTAAATTCTGACGCTGTGGAAGATGCTATATTGCGTGGGTCTGGTTTGTTTGTAATAGATGCTGATGGTAGCATAGTCGCTAAAAAAGATGGTCAAGTTGTTTTTGGAAGAGATGGAAAAACTCCATACTCGATTTCTGAATGGCTAGAGGAAATTAAACCAAATACATCGCACTGGTATGCTGACCAAAATAAAGGCGGCGCTGCTCCAGGTGTTAAGAATATGAACTCCAAGTCTAAAACAATGCAGAGAGCGCAATTCGACAAAATGTCATCGTATGAAAAAATGACATTTGCAAAAGAAGGCGGAAAAGTTACTGATTAAACTATTTTTTTAAAAGGATATTGAATTATGCCAAATGTATTGAATAATTTAGCTGCAGATTTATATCGTGCAGCAGATATGGTAGGACGTGAGCTGGTTGGTTTTATTCCATCGTCAACTTTAAACACAGCAGAAGGCCAGCGTGTAGCGAAAGGCGGTATTGTTAGATCGCACTTTACACGCACTCCTACTGTCGGTAGTACTTATGCTCCTAGCATGACTGTACCGGAAGGCACAGATCAAACAGTTGATAATAAGACTTTAACTGTCAATCAGTATGCGTCTGTTCAAATTCCATGGACAGGTGAAGATATTAAACATGTAAACAATGGCGCTGGATATGAAACAATTTACGGCGATCAATTAGCGCAAGCAATGCGGGCTATTAGTAATACTATCGAGTCATATGTAGCCGGTGTAGTAAAAGCAGGCTCATCTCGCGCGTTTGGTACTGCTGGCACTACTCCATTCGCATCAAACTTTAACGAGGTTGCTGAGCTGCGTCAAATCCTTGTTGATAATGGATGCCCAATGGATAATCAAGTGACATTGGTGATTAATTCGTTGGCTGGTACTAAATTACGTAATCTTGCGCAGTTGCAAAAAGTGAATGAATCAGGTGGCAGCGAGTTGTTGAGACAAGGGACATTACTAGATTTGCAGCAAATTATGATCAAAGAGTCGGCTGGTATTTCCTTGCATACAAAAGGTACCGGCTCTGGCTACCTAGTAAACAGCGCTTCCATTACCGCAGGAACGACTACCATACCTGCTGACACCGGCACCGGTACTGTTTTAGCTGGCGATGTGGTAACCTTTGCTGCTGACACGACAAATAAATATGTCGTGAATACAGCACTTGCAGGTGGTTCTTTAGCGCTTGGCGCCCCAGGTACTCGCGTTTCTATTGCCGATAATAACGCAATCACAGTTGGCAATAATTACACGCCTAATGTAGCCTTCCACAAATCGGCTGTTGAGGTTGTTTGTCGTGCTCCCGAGTTGCCATCGGCTGAGATTGCGATTGATGTGATGGACGTTACAGACCCGTGGTCAGGGCTTACTTTCCAAGTTGCGGTATATGCTGGTTATCAAAAATCAATGATTGAAGTACGTTGCTTTTATGATGCTGTCGTATGGAAACCTAACCATGTAGCTACATTGCTAGGATAATATCCAGATGGCATTGATCGTCGAAGATGGGTCAATGGTGGCGGGCGCTGAATCTTATGCGTCCATCACATACGCTAATAATTATTTCATTCTGCTTGGTAACGAAGCCTGGGGTGATTTGGATTTATCAACTAAAGAGCAGGCGCTTCGCAAGGCAACGCAGTTTATGCAAAACGAATATTTTAGCATGTGGCAGGGCGTGAAAAGGCAATACACGCAGGCTTTAGACTGGCCACGTGAAAATGTTTATATTGCTGGCACTGACTCATTAGTTGCTAATAGCATAATACCTAATGAGATTAAAAACGCATGCTGTCTGCTTGCGTATAAAGCAAGCGTTGGGGCTTTATATTCAGATAAAGAGCGATCAGTTAAACGGGAAAAGGTTGACGTTTTGGAAACTGAATACTTTGAGTCAGATAGCAATCAAAAAGAATACAGAGAAATAGATGCAATGCTGCGTAGATATATGATATCAGCATCGGCAAAAAGTGGAGCGTTGCCAATTGTACGAGTCTAATATTACATCGGCATACAACCTTATATCGTCTAAGGGCTTGGCTGTAACTATAAATTACAAAACGCCAGGCGCTTATGATGTTAATACCGGCTCAATTAGCAATACAACGCTATCGCAAACTGGTTATGCTGTATTGGTGAATAATGCTTTTGGAGATGATAGAAAATCAAGCTCTAGTGAAGTCTCTGAGCATGATGTATTAATAACAATTTTGTTGTCATCTAAAGGCATAAACACGCCATACTTGAATGATGAAATTGTCATAAGTGGCGTAAGCCATACAATAACGAGAATAAAAACGATATCTCCAAATTATGATGAAGCAATAATATACATAGTGGAGCTCAAGCGATGAGCTTTAAGGGTGATGTGTCAAGGTTTACAGAAAAAACAAACGCAAGGTCAAGCAAGTTTGTTAGGCTGCTTGTAAGTAAGCTTGGTGAGTCTTTGATACTAAAAACGCCAGTGGGTGACCCATCAGGATGGAAAACAAAACACCCTCCAGCCGGTTATGTTGGCGGAACTGCAAGAGCGAATTGGCAATATGGCAACGGGTTTATTCCAAATGAATTTTTAAATGAGCAAGACGGTGACGGAAATAGAACGCTGTCAAGAATAATAAATAAAACAAGCTCTGGCGATCCTTACACGGTGCATTACATAACTAATAACGTTCCATATATTCAAGCGTTAGAGGATGGGCATTCTAGGCAGGCGCCACAAGGGATGCTTAAAACTACGCTGATTGAGTTTAAAGGTATTTTTAATGCTATCAAGACATGACAATATCAAAAATACAAATAGCATTAGAAAACAGCATTAATAATATTGTACCGGCATTGCCTACTAAATGGCCAAATACAAGGCCAATTATTGCATTGCCATATCAAGATGTTTATTTTTTCTTTGCTCCACCGGTTCATGAGGAATACTCAACCGGATTGCATAGAATAGATGGGATTTTGCAGATTAATTTGTTTTACAAATTGTATACGGGAAAATCTGAAGCTATGGCAAGAGCCGAGCTTATACGATTGGCATTTGCGAGAGGAACTAGCCATTCTCACGACAATGTAATCGTAAACATCAGTAAATCACCTCGTATAAAGCAAAGCGTTGAGGAAAATGACAGGTTCATGAT